CCACTCTCATAGTCGACAACGTATTACTGATACTACCAAAAGTATCTACGTTGTACTGCCAACGCATTGTTCCACGCATGCCAACAAAGCATGGAACAAGATCCGTAAACGGTGTATGCGATGAATAATTGAACTTGGCACTAGGGCCAGTAGTTCGCTTCCCATCTGCATATCCCGTAGGGTCAAAACCAGGTGGTAAAGGGTACTTAGTCTGAGCTACTTGAACCTTTATAAATTTATCAGCATTGGTAGTTCCAGTATGCGATAAATCAACATAATCGTTCACACAAGTACGCCGCAGCAATTGCCGCAAAGATGCGACACATTCTCCAGCATAAACCTTGTATTGCTCAGGGTTTGCACTCTTTGCCTTACCACCTTGGATACTTTTGCAAGGAACAACTGATTCCCACTCACCACTTTGAGCTGTGAAATATGAATATCTTCGTCCAGAATCACCATTTGGTTCAGAACTAATCTGATTAAATGGATCACTAAACTCAAGATTATCACAGCCTCGGACAAATACAAGTAAGTACACAGGTGCCCCAAGAGTTGGTGAGGAAAGTTCATTAACAACACGAATAGAAATAGTGCCATTAGTGAAACCCTCTTCACCATAATGGGTAAGACCTGCAGGAACCACATTGACGTAATTCGCATGAGCTGAAAAATCCTTCACTCTTAACCAATGCTGAGCCTGAAGATAAGAAACACGAAAAGTGACATCCATATCAGGAGACAGATCAACAATTTCAGTGTATGACGTTGTCGTTGTATCTGCATTAGTCAAAAGATTGGTAGAAGGATCCCACGTAATACGCAAGCGACCTTTATGGTACTGAGTACAAATAGCCTTAATGCGAAACTCAATATCACCTCGCCAATATAGAAATTGTTGTGCCACCATACACATAGGGGAAACATACATTTCACGTTTACCACCTGTGGTAGCAGCAGAAATTCTATATAAAGACGGCATGACAGGAGCTGCCATTAATATAGTATCTGTTGGATCAGTATCAGACCAGTATCCATCGGCAATGAGACATTCTTTCCCACAAATGTAGGATAAGCTCATTTCATCACCGCCGGTTAGACCCACTGTCCGTGGATCAATCGAAAGTTCATTCTTTGGATCAAGTGTCAACTTTTCAGCTGGATCTCCTATTTCAGTTGATGCTATCGAATGAAAAGGCAAATTCTTCATAGG